CTCTATTTGATTTTTGCGATTATGGTACTGCTAGCATTATTGCGAATCAAATTGAAGAAACTATCATAAATTATGAACCTAGAGTCGGTAATTTGAATGTCGTTGTCCTACCACGACCTGATGATAATACTTTTGAGGTAACAATAGCATTTGATATCGTTGGACAAGACTTACCACCACAAAATATCTCCTTCATACTTGAGGTCACGAGATAAATGCCATTAACTAAGTTTACAGATTTAGATTTTGATCAGATTAAGGCTTCTATCAAGTCTTATCTGAGAGCAAACTCGAATTTTACCGACTTTGACTTTGAGGGGTCAAATTTTGCTGTCCTTATTGATACTCTAGCATACAATACTTATATTACAGCATTTAACTCCAATATGGTAGTTAATGAGTCATTTATTGACTCTGCTACTTTGAGGGAAAATGTGGTTTCTCTTGCTAGAAACATTGGATATGTACCCAGATCAAGAAAATCAGCACAAGCTCAGATAAGTTTTAATATTCAGTACACTGGAACAAGCCCAACAGTAACTTTAAGCAAAGGTTTGGTTTGTGTCGGTGCCGTAGACAATAGTTCTGTCGTATTTTCTATTCCAGAAGACATTACCACAACCTCATCTTTGATTGGTGCTGATGTCAACGGAAATGGACCTAGAAGGGCATCGTTTAGTAACATCGATGTCTATGAGGGGACACTACTTGCAAGGTCCTTCCAGGTCAATGGATCGGTCGATCAAAGATTTATTCTAGACAACCCAGGAATCGATACAAGTTCCATTAGAGTAACTGTTCGAGGACCACAGGAAACCGTAGGAAGAGAATATAGACAGATTGAAAATATTATTAACGTAACATCACTTTCCGAAATTTACCTTATTCAAGAAGTAACTGATGAAAGGTATGAACTTTTGTTTGGTGATGGTATTTTTGGCAAAAAACTAGAAAATGAGTCTGTAATTGAAGTAAGTTACATTGTATGTGACGGATCCCGCGGAAATGGATCCAGAGTCTTCTCTTTTGCTGGTTCTGTGGAAAATAGCACTGGTATTACCTTTTTACCAACAAATACAGTAACTATAACAACAAATCAGTCTGCCACTAACGGTTCTGATATTGAACCAATCGAATCTGTAAAGTATTATGCTCCTAGATTGTACTCTTCTCAGTATAGAGCAGTAACTTCTAAAGATTACGAGGCAATTGTACAAAGAATTTACCCAGATACGGAATCTGTATCTGTTGTTGGTGGTGAAGAGTTAGATCCACCAGAATTTGGAACCGTTGTATTGAGTATTAAGCCAAAGAACGGTACTTTCTTATCAGATTTTACCAAAGCACAAATTCTCAGTGATTTGAAGCAATATTCCGTTGCTGGAGTGAATCAAAGAATTGAAGACCTCAAACTTCTTTACATTGAACTCTATTCAAACGTATTTTACAATGCAAGTCAAGTATCTGATGCTAAACAACTCAAGTCTGATGTTATTTCAAGTTTAAACACATATTCAGACTCCATTGACCTTAACACTTTTGGTGGAAGATTCAAATACAGCAAAGCAGTAAAAATCATCGATGATACGAATACTGCTATTACATCAAATATTACCAGAGTGGTCATTAGAAGGGACCTGAAGGCACTTGTAAACCAATATACTCAGTATGAGATATGTTATGGAAATAAGTTCCACGTGGTCTCTGAGGGATACAATATTAAGAGCACTGGATTCACTGTAGAGGGTTCTTCGGACCTTCTCTATTTTACAGACGTTCCAAATGCCGATATGCAGAGTGGTGCTATCGCAATTGTAAAAGAATCTGACTCTGGTCCCGTCGTCATTGTACCTGCGGCTGGTACGATTGACTATGTAAAAGGTGAAATTATTATCAACACTGTTAATATTACGTCTACGGTAAAAGAAAATCAAATCATTGAGATTCAAGCAGTTCCAGAGTCTAATGACGTAATTGGTCTCAAAGACTTGTATTTGCAATTGGATATCTCCAATAGCACCATAAATATGGCAAGAGACACTATTACATCTGGTGAACAAATCTCGGGGGTTGGATTCCCTGTCGCATCCAGTTATACCAACGGACAATTAAGTAGGAAATGATAAACACTAATTCTGTCTTTGATTCCAGAGTTAAGATTCAACAAGTTGTAGACAATCAACTTCCAGAATTCATTAAAGACGAGAATCCACTTGTTGTGGATTTTCTGAGATCTTATTACACGTCTCAAGAATTTGCTGGTGGTCCAGTCGATATTGCTGAGAATATTGATCAGTACCTGAAACTGGATAGTCTGACACCAGATGTGATTGCTGGTATGTCCACAGTGACATCTGGCATTTCCACAACAGATACAGAAATCTTTGTTACTAATACAAAAGGATTTCCGCAAGAATATGGATTAATCAAGTTAAATAATGAAATTATTACATATACTGGAGTAACAACTAATTCCTTTACAGGATGTGTGCGCGGATTTTCTGGCATTACATCATATCATGCCCCCAATAATCCTGAAGAATTAGTATTTTCCGAATCTGAAGCAGAAACTCACGCAGAGGGAGTATCTGTACAGAATTTAAGTGCTCTCTTTCTTAAAGAATTTTATAACAAACTCAAAAAACTATACACACCTGGATTAGAAAATACGCAACTTGCTCCTAGTCTAGACGTAAATAACTTTATTAAAGAATCTAGAAGTTTATATGAGAGTAAAGGTACGGAAGAATCTATCAAAATTCTTCTGAAAGTTCTGTATGGTGTAGATTCTAAAGTAATCGATCTTGAACAGTTTCTAGCAAAACCTTCTTATGCGGAATATGTTCGTAGAGAGGTTGTTGTTGCTAAACTGATCAGTGGCAATCCCGCTCTTATTTCTGGCACAACACTATTCCAAGATGCTCAACCACTGAATAAGATTGGGTCTGCTAGTGGACCAATTTCCGAAGTAGAGATTTTTACTAGAGGAACTTCTGAGGATATTGGTGTACAGACATACTATAAGATTTCTCTCTTTACTGGATTTGGTGATGAGAGTCTTATCGAAGGTAAATTTAATATTCCTGGAAGTAGTTTTACTATTGGCAGTCACTCTGCTGGTTCTAATGTAATCACCGTAGATTCAACTATTGGATTCCCAGAGTCTGGATCATTTGTTATTGGTGACGACACTATCACATATACATCAAAGACAATTACCCAGTTCATTGGATGTTCTGGTTTAACAGAGGATATTACACCCAGAACAGAGATCACTCAAGATCTTGAAGTATATGCTTTTGAAGAAAATGATTTGACCAGACAGGTCAGATTTGTTATCACTGGTGTTTTAAGTAACTTTGAGCAATCTGAGGATATCTTTTCCTCCGTAGAGGGATCATTAATCTCTGTTAAAAATCTTGGTCAAGTTATTTCTAATGATCAGGAAGATGATTCTTATGGGAAGATCTTCTTCAACTCCTGGATCTACAATACTTCTGCAAGATATTTTGTAAGCTCTTTCAGTGGTTCTACTTTCAATCTCTCTTCCACAATTGACAGATCTAGTCTGAAAGAGGGTGATTTCGTTGACATTGTAGAAAGGTCTAGTCAAACAATTGCCGCATCCAATCTTGAAGTTGTTGGTGTAAACTTAACAAATAATGCAGTAACACTTGGATCTGGTGATTATTCTGGAGTAAATCCATCTGGGTTTTATGATATCCGAAAGAGAATCAACAAGGCATCTTCTTTAGGTGCCCCATTATCGTCTGGTGACAATGTTCTTTCTTCTGATGTATTAAACACATATGTCGAAGACAATAAATTTGGATATGTTGCTTCCAACTCCTTACCATCCTATGTAATCAGACCAGTAACAACTGAGTCTCAAATTTCCGTAGCATCTACATCAAGTGGTTCTATTCAGGGATACGACTCTAATAAGCTTTCATATGATACGATTTCTTTCCAAGACGTTGTTCCATTCTTCAGTGGAGACGAAGTATTTTACCAACCTTTAGATGGTGCTTCTCCTATTGTTGGATTGAATACGGGAAGTTACTTTGTCGAGGTTCAACCAGCACCCAATAACAATAGGATTAAGCTTTCCCTGTCTAGATCATTCTTGGCAGCAGGATCATATGTAAGGTTTAATCCTTCTAATAGTGGTCCTCACTCCTTCATTCTTGCGGAACAAAGAGAGGGTTCTATTCAACCACAAAAACTTCTTAAGAAGTTCCCACTCTCTCAAGATATTAGAACTGGTGAGAGAGATTTAACTCAACCTGGAACAACAGGTATTCTTATCAATGGTGTTGAAGTAACAAACTATAAGGTTGAGGATTCCGTATTCTACGGTCCCCTTGATAGGGTTGAAGTGTTTACTGGTGGATCAAACTATGATGCATCTAATGCTCCAAGAGTAATTGTTGGCAATCCATCCATTTCTTCTGGAACAACCGCATTGGTACAACCAGTTGTTGAGGGATCATTTACTGATATTCTTGTTGATCCAGTAAACTTTGATTTGGAAGAAGTAATTTCCATTAACGTTTCTGGTGGTAATGGTGAAGGTGCTACGGCATCCGCAACCTTAGCATCTGAATTTAGAGAAGTGTTCTTTAATGCGAATACTCTTGCTGAAGGTGGTGGTGTTGATGTTTCTGCTAATACCATTACTTTTGATACTCAGCATAACTTCCAAACTGGTGATCCTATTGTTTACAATGCATTAGGTAATGCTGCTCTTGGTATTGCCACAAATACCTCCAATGATGCTATTCAGAACTTAACGCTTCAAACAGGTAATATCTACTATTCTAAGTTCATTAATAGTAGCACTATTCAAATCCACAATACAAAACTGGATTCTCAGTTGGGTATTAATACTATTGGTATTACTACTGAAAATAATGCTGGACTGATGAAGTTCAGAACTACTAATAAGAAGCTAAAGATTGATAGAATTAATGTCCTTAACCCTGGACAAGGATATTCTAATAGAAAACTCATTGTTCAGTCAACAGGTATCAATACAGCAAATGATACCATTGTCTTTGATAATCATAACTTTACTAATGGTGACTTTGTAGAGTACGAATACTTTGATACTGCTATCTCTGGACTTTCTACAACAGTACAGTACAAGGTATTGACTGTTTCTGATAAAGAGTTTAGACTTGCCAATGCTGGTGTTGGTGGAACCAATCATACTGACTTCAATAGAAACAAGTATGTCACTCTTGGATCTGTTGGTGTCGGTAGTCACATCTTCAAGTATCCTGAAATCACCGTAACTATCAAAGCAGTAACAACTCAGCAAACAGAGGGAACATTTACTGCTACTCCAGTTGTTCGTGGACCAATTGTAGATGCTTATCTCTACAATGAAGGTACTGACTATGGTTCAGAAATTCTGAACTTCCAAAGAACACCTCAGATTAGTGTCAATAGTGGAAGTGGTGCTGAAGTAAGACCAGTAATCCTCAATGGAAGGATTGACAATGTATTCGTTCTCAGTGGTGGTACTGGATACACGTCCCCACCAGAACTGGTTGTCAACTCTAATCCTGTTGGAACAGGAACAACTGGATCTGGAGCTAGACTGAGAGCACTCATTAACAATGCTGGTGTAGTGACCTCTGTAGTCGTCCTCTCACAGGGTTTAAACTACGATTCGAACACAACCACCATTAAGGCTAATTCGGTGGGTTCTGGGGCAATCCTGAACGGTTTCGTGAGACGTTTGGGTGTCAATAAGTTTGCTAAGATTAACGATAATGGTGGAGAGGTCGTATCTCCAACTCCAGATCGTGGTCTTGAGTATACTGCCATTGGATATGGTGTAACACTTAGAAATGCATTTGGTGATACTGGAGCATTCCACTCACCAATCATTGGTTGGGCATATGATGGCAACCCAATCTACGGATCTTATGGTTATAATAATCCAGAAGACATTCAGAGTGGAACTAAGAGAGTTGGATCTGGATACACTTCTAGCATTTCTTACATTACCAATAGACCAAACTCAACTACTTTCCCACTTGGATTCTTTGTTGATGACTACAGATTCACTGATGTTGGTGATCTTGACGAGTTTAATGGAAGATATACTATCACCAATGAATTTCCACAAGGAATTTACGCATACTTTGCCACTATTGATTCTAACAATAATCCACAGTTCCCATTCTTTGTTGGAAATTCTTTCAGATCCAAGAGTGTTCCTGAGAACGTAGATCCTGCGGCTTCTATTGATCAGAACTATGACTTTAATAACTCCAATCTGATTAGAAATACCTTCCCACAAAAAATTGCTGAAAAGGGTGCTTCATATGACTTTGCTATTGAACCATATAAAGTATTCTCTCAAGATGCTGTAGTTGATGTTGTTAGATCTGGGTCTGTAGATTCTATCAGTGTTGCTTCTACAGGAAATGCCAGATATGCTGTTGGTGACAACTTAAACTTCGGTGAGACTGAGGTTGGAACTGGTCTTGCAGCTCAAGTATCTAAAATCGGTGGGAGATCCATTGTTAGTGTTTCTTCCACAGAGACTGTTTATGAAAATGCTATTGTTACCTGGAAAGATGATAAAACAGTAGAGTTTTCTATTAGTCCAAACTTTGATCTGAATGATAAAGACGTTGTTCAAGTTACTGGTTTATCTACTTTTGTCCAAAATCTCGATGGTTCTCATACCATTAATACAGATCTCCCTAATGGCAGACTTTTAGTTGGAATGGGAACCACTGGTGTTAGTGGAATGACCACAGACATTTCTGTTTCTACAGTTCCCGTTTCCATTGGAAGTTCCCTGAAAGTTTCTAATGAAACATTTGGTGTTCTGAATGTTTTCTCTGCAGATGGTATCATCAGAGTTCAGAGATTCCCATCAGAAACCGCTAGTGGTGGTGTGGCACATACAGCAACGGAAACCGTTTCTTATCTGCCACAACGGTTCACTATTTCCTTAGAAACACCTTACTTCGATTCTAAGGAAGAGGATACTGTATACTTCAATCCATTCGAATCTGTTGGTATTGGAATTACTGCTGGTCTTTCTACCACAAGATCCTATCAGTTTAATGGTATTACGACACAGAGAGGTATCCTTGCCCAGAACATCTTCCTTGAAGATCACCCATTTGTAACCAACCAACAAATCTCTTACTCTGTTGGTCTCGGAACGACTTCTATTGGCATTTCTACAAGTCCAACGGGAACTGTATTCTACATGCCAAGTCAGGTCTATGCTATTAGAACCTCTAAGGATACTATTGGGATTGCAACTGTTCTTAATGGAGATCAAGTTTATTTCAGAGATGTTTCATATACTAATTTGTATGATTATCAGTTTGCCTCTATCAATAGTCAGATAACTGCTAATGTTAAGAAGATAACCGCAACAGTTTCCACTGGTGAAACTCATGGACTTACTAATGGAAATACCATTGAGTTGATGGTCAATCCTGGTTTGAGCACTGGTGTTGGAGCTGCTTCTACAGTAGTAGTTAAGGTTGCAGAAGAAAGAATTCTTATTAATCCAGTTGCTATTAGTTCCACTGGCATTAACACGAGTACTAATACTATCACTAAGACCGATCACGAATATTCAACTGGTGATAAAGTCTATTATGATGCAAGTGAAGTCATTGGTGGACTGTCAACTGGAACGTTCTATGTCTTTACGATTGATAAAGACAATTTTAGACTAACTGAAACCAGAAAAGATGCTATTTCTTCACCACCAACTTTTGTAAACTTAACCTCTGTTGGTGGAACTTCCCAAACACTTTCTTTGGTTAATCCACCACTTGAAGTGTTTAAAAATAATGATATAGTCTTTAATCTTGAAGACTCCAGTCTTTCTGGATACAACTTTAGTGTTTACTATGATAATGATTTTGATAATGCGGTCGTATCCACTGGACAAACAACTAATTTCTTAATTACACCATTTGGAACTAATGGAACAACTGGTGCTGGAGTAACAGTTGGATTCTCTTCAATCTTCCCATCTATTCTTTATTACAATTTACATAAGGGTGGATTTATCAGTACTGCTGATAGAGATGTATCTGGATATAACGAAATCAGATATTCTAATAGCAAATACAATGGAACATACAATGTATCTGGAGTAACAAGCACCACTTTTGATGTTAATCTTTCTGATGTTGCTGAAAAGTCTTCTTATTCTGCTTCTGAGTGCGATTCTATAAAGTACAAAACGACATCGACAAGTGCTACTGGATCTATTGAAGATGTTAGAATAATCTTTAATGGTATTGGATATAAGTCTGTTCCAAATATTTCTAGTATTACTTCTACGTATGGATCTGATGCTGTACTGAGACTGAATTCCAACTCTATTGGTAAGTTGGAATCTGTAAGACTTTTGACTCCTGGATTCTCCTATCCATCAGATAAAACTCTTACACCTACAGCAAAAGTTCCAAATGAACTTTCTGTTAAGAACTATGAAACTCTAGATTCTATTACAGTGACAGGTGGTGGCAAAAATTATTTGACACCTCCAAGCTTGGTTCTTTATGACCCATCTTCTGATAGCATCGTTTCTGATTTCCAAGGTTCTACAGAACTTTCTGGAAATGCTGTAAGTCCAACTACGTTAGTTAACGGTGTAGAGACAGCTGGAATCAGAATTGATAGAAATCCAGTTGGTCTTAAAGAAGATGTTGTGTATAGTGCCGTAGCAGTAAACAATGATAACGGTGTTTCTGTTGTCAGTGTTGCCTCTAGTACCGATAACATTGTCACTTTGAGTGTTACTACACCTATTCTTGGATTCAGTACAGCACCATTTAAGGTTGGGGATGAAGTTTTCGTTGAGGGAATAGGTCTTGCATCTACAACTGGTGATGGACATAATTCGTCTGATTATGGATATAAGTTCTTTACTGTAACTGCTTACAATAGCAGTGTTAATCCTAATCAGTTGACATATGACCTTAGCAGTTTAGTTACTACTAACACAGGCATTGCCATTACAAACCCAGGTCTTTTTGCTAACGTTATTAAGAAAGAGAATCTTCCTGAGTTCGTAGTAAACAAGAAGACATCTGTATTTGAACCAGGTGAATCACTTTATCTCAATGATTCTCTAGTTCCTGGATCTACAAATCTTGTTGTAAGTAGCTTTAATTCTTTAACTGGTAAACTTAATATTACGGGAACAACACCTATTAAGAATGGTGATACCCTGACGGGATCTGTTACTGGATCTAAGTGTACTATTCAAAACATCACTACTAAAATTGGTAGGTTTGAGATTGATTCGACTTCTACCTTTGTTAAGGGATGGAGTAATGACATTGGAAAACTTGATGAAGATTATCAAGTAACGGGTGACAATGATTATTATCAGAGAATGTCTTACTCTATCCAGAGTGAGAAATCCTTTGATGACATTATCAGCTATGTTAATGACAATGTTCACCCAACTGGATATCGCAACTTTGCCGATACCCAAATCAACCCCAAGGGAAATGTTGGTGCTTCCTTCACGACTGCACAGGAACAACCATTCCTAGTTCTTGATATTTTTGATGGATCTAAGAGAGTCGATACCATTAATGATTTCGACTTTGCTTTGGACTTGGATGCAACCACAAATACATCTAAGTCTATTGAACTCCAAAATGTTCAAGTAACTGATTATATTCTTAATAAGACCAACAGAGTTGTTTCGATTGATGATATTAGTGGTGAATTCCTTAATGAGGATTCTGACGAACTTCTTACCTTTAAGGATGTTTCTTCTTTTGGTGACGCAAGAAAAACTAACAAGTTCTTAGTACAACTTGTAGACATTACAAATGATGCTGAAATGGGTCTTAAAGAACTCGTTTTGATTAATAACAATGAAGACACCTTTGTATTTGAAAAAGTTGGTCTTGGTGAAACAATTGGTGAACTTAATGGATTCTTTGATGCTGATACTAACAGATATTCTTTAAGATTCTCTCCAAATGAGATTTACAATACTGACTATGAAGTAAAACTTCTTCAGACCTTCTTTGATGATGATACCGCTGGAATTGGATCTCAAAGCATTGGATTTGTTGATCTGATTTCTAAAACTCAAGATGTAAGTGCTGGTGTTGGTACAACTGTTCTTGGATTTAGCACTTCTGTTACTGACACCTTCTACACTAGTGTGGAAGTGTTTGATGAACTTAGCAATGCAGTAGACTACACTGAACTGGTTCTTACTCATAACGGTGTTGATACCTATTTGACTGAGTTGGCAGCATTTAATACCAGAGTTGGTCTTAATGGACTTTCTGGACCATTCATTGGATCATTTACTGCTTCTATTGAATCTGGTGTAGTAAGTCTTGTTTACAATAATAATGGATCTAATGATGTAAGACTGAGAACTCAAACCATTGGAATAGGAACAACTGCTGCTGGTATTGGCACTTACAGATTTAAATTTACTGGAACTTCTGATGGAACAGAAAGAACTGGTAGATTAGAATCTGATTATGAGATTGTAACTGGCGGAACACCAACAGTAATCACTGGCATTAACAGTGTTACCGATGGGTCTTTGAAATCTACTGTAAGGGTAAGTATTGGTGAAACTCAATCTGTCCATCAAGTATATGTTCTGAACGATCAAAAAGATAGAGAGAATTTATATGTTCTCAGTTATCCATATCTTTCTGTAAATGATATTAATGGTATTGGAACGTTCTCCGCAGAATACTCATCTAATGGTGTTGATCTGAAGTTCCATCCCGATTACAGTGGTGATATTCAGGTTCAGACTTTTAATGAAATCATTTATAGAGATCTTGATAACAATGGTGATATCAATGGAATTGGTGATCTTTCTTATGGAGATGTAAACCAAAATGTCTCTCAAGCAGTTTATTATGGAATTAATCAAAGAGAGATTCTTGAATTTTCTGCTCAGTATGGTGATGTTGATATTTTTGCTAAGACATTTGACCCAGCAGGATCTGGTATTCTTAGCACCACGACTGGTAGATTCACATTAGAGCACTTTTTCCAAACTGGTGAAGAACTTGAGTACAGACCAGAGTCTAATTTGATTGGTGTCGGTGCTACCGCTCTTGTTTATGATACTGGAATTGGAACGGCACGTCTTCCTCAGACGGTTTATGCTATCAGAGACAATGCCACTCAATTTAGAGTTGCTACTGCTGCCACTCTTGCCACTGCTGGAACTGCGGTTACATTCACCGCACTTGGTTCTGGTAACAAGCACGTCTTCTCCATGGCAAAGAGGAACGAAAAGACAATCATTACTTTAGACGGTATTGTACAGTCACCAATCTTAAAGACTCCCCTGTCAGAGCAGACAATGCATTCTGTAGGATCAGGAACCACTATTATTCAACTTACTGGAATTTCTTCTATAAGACCTGCCGATCTGGTTAGAGTTGATGATGAATACATGAAGGTTTCTATTGTTGGACTTGGTTCTACAAATACTGCTGGTGTTGGTGCTATTGGAACTTTACCAATCATTGAAGTTGAACGTGGATTCGTTGGATCTAGTGCAACATCCCATAGTCAATTTGCACCCGTTTCTGTTTATAGAGGATCTTACAATATTGTTGATAGTAAGATTCACTTTACTGAGGCACCCAAGGGTGCTGGTAGAGAAGATCTTGATAGTAGAGGTCTGACGATTCCAAGGTCCAACTTCTCTGGAAGAGTTTATTTGAGAAAGGATTATGACACCAGTCTTCTGTTCGATGATGTATCCGATCAATTTGATGGTGTAACTTCTGAGTTTACACTCAACTCTAATGGCAGTAGTGTGACGGGTATTGGATCTACTGGTGGTAACGGTGTTGTCTTTATCAATGGCATTTTCCAAGCACCATCTACACCAAATAATACTGATAATAATTTTACCATTACTGAAGTCAGTGGAATCAGTAGTATTGTGTTCACTGGTATTCTTTCTGAGGGTGGTTCTCAAATTATTGATGTTGATGATATCAACCAAAATCAACTTCCAAGAGGTGGAGTTCCCATTTCCTTTGGATCTACTAATGGGTTGGGATATGCACCTTTGAGAAAGGCAGTTGCCGTACCAACCGTTACCCTCGGTCAACTTACCAACATTGCTGGAGTACCAACGACTGGAGTCTTTGATGCCATTTCTAATGCTGAATATGATAACGCAACTGGTATTCTGACAGTAACTTCTTCTAGTGCTCATGAACTGAACACTGGTGACAAGATTGAACTGAAAAATATGACGTTCTCTTGTCCTGCTAATGGTCCATTTGCTAACAACTATCAGTTCCCATCTGAGCAAGGTGTAAACTTTACCATCAGTTCTTTTGTTTATGATAATAGAACAGGTCTTGCCACGGTTGGTTTGACATCTGCTCATAACTTTAGAATTGGTAGATTGGTCGATCTTTCTAATATTGGAATGGCTTGTTCCACTCCACATACTGGAATCACTAACTCCATTTTCCCAGATGGAAGTTCTAAAGGTAAAGCTGTTGGTGTTAATACCAATAGATATCCAATCCTTGGTATTGCTGGAACCAATACTTTCTTAATTAACGTTGGTGTTTCCACCATTGTCCACGTCTATGCTGGTGCTGGTGCTACAGCAGGAAATGCATATGAAGTAAAACCAGCTGGTCCTTATTATGCTACTAAAATCCTCTCTAGCACTAAGTTCGAAACTCAAGTCGGTGTTGTAACATTTGCCCACACATACAGTTCTGGTGGAACTTTTGCAAAGTGGACAAATGCTGATTTTGGTAGTGGATATTCTACAATCACTGCTCCTGCCATTGCTGTCACAGAATCTGGTCACACTGGAACACTTGCTGAAATTACGGCAAGTGTAGGTGCTGGCGGAACACTGGCATTCACCATTACGAATGCTGGAAGTGGATACACAAATCCAACAATCAACATTCAAGAACCAAGTTACGATAACCTCGTTGTTGAGGGTGTTTCCAGACTTGCTACTGGGGCAACAACAGCAACTGGTATTGGTATGTCTATTACCGTAGGTGTTCTTGGAATTAATACCAGTTATAACTCTCAACCAATCGTAGATTTTGTTTATGATGAAATCACTGGATTATCTACTGTTAGTATTGTTGGTCATGGACATACTACGGGTGATATTATCAAGATCAATAATGTTGAGTTTGAACCATATGCTCCAGTTGGTGATGGTGGATTATTCTTCCCTGGACCATCTGTAACTTACAACTACACTGTTCTCCAATATATCGATGAGGACACATTCACAATTAACATTGGTGCTGCTGCAACTGCGGTCTCTTACACATATGCTGGTGCTGGTGGTGTTGTAAGAACTGGTATTGGTGCTACCTTGTTTGAAGTTCAAGAGTTTTCTGTTACTAAACCAGGGTACTCCTTCAGAAGAGGTGACGTTGTAAGAGTTGTTGGTATGACTAC